GAGACAATTAATCAACTACTAGAATATGCTAACGTTAATAATACTATAGATGATTTCTTTACAGAATTTAGAAATACGTTTTTACAAACTATACCTAACACATTAACAGATGGTTTAGATAAGAGACAACTTACAAAAAATATTATAGACTTATACAAAAGAAAAGGTACAAAGAAAGGCCATGAGATTTTCTTTAGGGCGTTATTCAATGAAACACCTGAGCTTTATTATCCTACTGTTGATATGCTTAGAGTATCAGATGGTAACTTTGAGAATGAACAGATAATCAAAGCAACGCTGAACTCACCAACTGACGGTAACATGAACAACTTGGTTGGTAAAACAATCACACAATTAGACATTGTAGGTAACGATACTGTGGATGCTGCTAGTTCAGTTATTGAAAGTGCAACTGTATCAACTGTAAGTTTAAATGGCATACCACATGACGTGGCAACATTTGTATTAAACAAAGTAAGTACAACTGGCACTTTTGCCAGTAATGCAGGTGACGCCGTACTCATAGACGCTACAGATGATTCTGAAACGGATGCAGGTGATGAAATCATACTCAATGGTACAGACGCTGATAGTTCAAATGCAGGTGACAGATTAGTACAAAATACAAAATCAACTTTTTCAGGTACAGATAACTCAAACCCAGATGTTACAATCACATGTAATATTGAAAGTGTTGTGGATAATGTTAATGTTACCTCACCTGGTCAATACTATACTGTAGGTGAAACATTTACCTTTACAAAAGAAAAAGGTGGTACTGGTGCAATAGGACAAATAGAAAATGTTACCTATGGTGTCATAGATAGTGTACAAGTAGAAAGTGGTGGGTCAGGTTATGTAGTAGGTGATGTCCTTTCAGTAACAAACCCTACAGACGGTACAGGTCTTGCAGGTACTGTGGCAATAGTCAATGGTGGTTTTACTTTAGAGGGTGATGTACATGACGATGGCGTAATCATACTAGAAGATGGTAGTGATTTCCAACTTGTTATGGAATCAGAAACAAACTCTAACACAAACGACATAACAAAAATTAGATTAACAGATAAAGGTGGCGGATATCTTTCACTACCAACTGTAACGGTTACAAGTTCTACCGGTAGTAGTGCAACATTATATCCTGTTTCATCTAGTGTTGGTAATGCATTATCAGTTAAGATGGTCGACCATGGGTTTAGATATGAGACACCACCAGAAGTTAGTCCTAAATTACATTTACAAATAGATACTGTATCTGCCGGTTTCTCAGATGGTGAAACTATCACGGCAGAAAACGAAGACTTTATTGAATTAGAACCTTATGAACAGGTAGAATTTACCATACTACTTGAAGACTTTAGACAATCAGTTTTACGATTAGATAGTGAGCATGGTGATATAATTTTAGAAGACGAGTTAGGTGGCGGACAAATTGCAGTAGAAGAATTTGTTACAGAAGCTGTACCAGAAAGTAAGGCACCTGATAGTTTATTGTTAGATGGTACTGATGGTTCAAGTACAGACGCAGGCGATAGAGTACGATTTGATGAATACATTTTAAAAGATAATACAGATTATATTGTGTTGAATGGCACAGATGGTTCATCTACAAATGCAGGTGGTAAAATACAAAGAGACGACCAAGAAACAGCGTCAGGTAGTTTTGAAACTTTTGACGCAGCTACAAACATTCTTACACTAAAAGAAACTACAGGTACCTATGATGATAAAGTGACCATTGCAGGTGGCACATCAGGTACTACTGCCAGAGTGAGAAACTTTAACACAGAAACACCACAAGCAACTATGATTGCAACTGTAGGTACGGCAATAGAGACAGACGGTGGCTATACAGGTGTTGATGGCTTTGTTTCAGAAAGTACAAAGAAGATACAAGACAGTTTATATTACCAAGATTATTCTTACATTATAAAAGTAGGTGAGAGTATCACAGAATGGCGAGATTACTTAAAATCTGCCGTGCATCCTGCCGGTTTCTACTTTGCAGGTGAAGTGAGTATAAGAACAAGACTAAATGCAAAAATGAAAACTGGTTACACTAGACTTTCTGGTCTTACTGAAACTGATGAAGTGGTAGAGATACTATCTGTAATCTTTGGCGAGAAGATTGGTAGAAGACTAGGTACGGAAGATGATGGTTCATCACTTCGTAGTAATCCTGAATTAGGTGTTGAGTTAGGTGCAAGTCTATCAGGCCGTGCATTGACTTTGAAAGATGAAGTAAAGATAAAACTTAATCAACAACGAGATAGTGGTCAGACAATACAAAGTACAAGTGTTACAACAGGATTTGTGTATGCAGGTGCAAGACTAAATACAATAGGTGATATGCCATTTACAGCATTTGGTAATGCAGTAGAAGGTGGTGGAGGTATGAGTGGTATTACACTTGCAACTCTACACGCATTAAAACTTACTGGAACACAAAACGATACAATTGACCAAGCGACAATTCAGATAGCTGACTTTGCA